AACCACACGCTGGGGTTGGTCCGTCAAATCGGAGTCTGGGTTAAGGACGTAGCGATGAAAGGATTTACCCGAAACGGGTTGCCCGCCCTCGATGAATTGCGTCGCCTCGCGGCATTGTATGTTCCAGCCGACGACTTCGATTTTATCGACTGAGGTTTCTTTAGTAATTGCCATAATGATTGATTGTGTTTGTGGTCCGTCCCAATCATCCGATTGGGGTAAATTGGTTAAAACGAGCAGTAGGTTGCCGTAAGCATTACCTCATTATTTGTGCCACTGCCGTTGGTTAAATCGCTGGGAGCCATTGGCGACAAATCGCCGCCGATTGATGCTCGCTTATCTAAAATTATATTGGATGCGCCTGATTCGGTGTAGCCACCCGCTGGAGCGGTTGCCCAGTTCAGCGCGTGGCCAACGGAAACCGCTGTGTAGTTGTTGCTACCAGCAACGCCAAACGGTAGCCCACTGATACGTAAAGTCCCCGATGCGGATGAGTTATCGACGTTTGAAGTACGGATGTAGCACATGACGGTGACCATATGCCCAACTTTGACATAACGGGCCGAGCGGATGTCCATTGTTGCAGTCAGAGTGCCTCCACTGCTGTAGAGTTGAGGCGACCATTGACCCGATTCAAAATCTGAAAGAATTTCAGCTTGCCCAGAACCGCTGCCGTCAGACGTAGCGCTGAAATCTATGCCCACTCCCGATGAGGCAATCAGATTTCCGTTGGTTGAGTGGACAGTCCACCGGGTCGTGTTACCGGTCTGCAGCTCCAAGTTGGAGCTAGTGCTCGGGCCTATCTGAGCCGCCGAACCACTCGTCCCAATTCTAAAATTTGCGTTGACCGTATTGGTCACGTCTACTTTAACATTGTCCCCAGTTTTGGAAACCGTCAGCGGATAGGTGCTAGACCCGCCGATGCCGACATTGCCGCCCCCGGTAAAGGTGCTGTCGCTCGCGCTTGTGACGCTTAAGGGTGTGGTAAATGTGCCGGTTAAAGAATCATCAACATCAAGGGTGGTGCGGATGTTTTCCTTGTCGCTGGCGGTGACGGGTTCGTTGTCCAGAAAACGAGCAATGCGCACTTTCATGCGCTTGGCGTTGCCCGCTTCGTCAAAGATTAAAATTTTCTCTGTTGCCATAAGTTTTAAAAATTAGGCAGGGCAGGAGATGGGCGCACGATTAGCGCCGGCAAGTGTGTCTCCAAATTCGGTCAAAGCCGACATAGAGCCCTTAATATAGTTCTGCAATTTGTCGCAATTACTGCCACCTGGATGGCTGGCTTGATGATGTCGTGCCGCCGCCACCGGTTGCTTTTTGGCGCGATGCGCGCACCGTGACGCCGCTTGATGAGTGCGTGATAAGTGTGCCGGCACTCTTGCGCGGCTGTAGCGATTCAACCGCCTCTTGTAGCGCCTTAATGGCGTCCAAGATGCCGCGAACACTGAATTGCGTTAGCCGGCGGAATCTCATGCGTGGTAAGGATAAAACTCGGTGGGCAATTCGCCCGCCTCATGATTGATAAACTCGGTGGCAATTTCAAATTTGCCGTTGTAAAGCTCTGTGATGGTGGGTGCCTTTTTGAGCCAATAGCTGCCGGCAAAATCAAGAAGGAGCTCACCGCAAATGCTGTATTTGGTCACATCAGTCTTTTGCGCAAGGATAAGGTCAACCAAGCGGTTGGTGGTCCATTGGTAGCCTTTGCGATAAGTTGAAGCTTTTAGAAGCGTGTTAGCCGGCACCACGCGCGTGTTGCGCAAAGTGTATTTGTCTTCATTGTAGGTCTCTTTGCCGGCAAGCAGCATGTTGGCGAGCTCTTCCGATTTGTCTTGAATTGCGCTTGTGAATGTGAATGTCGAGTAGCTTGGCGCAACATAATGCGAGATTTGTTCGCCAGTCTGGTACTTCATAAAGGACCGCAACTCAAAAGCGTTGTCATTTGGATTTGTCCCGTTTTCGCTTGCTTTGGTTGCGCGCGCTTCCATCTCTGCGCGCACCTTGTTGCGGTATGCTTCAACGCCCTCGACCACCTTCATTTTATGGCCTGGGTCTTCAGGGAAATCTAAAACTGAAAAGTAAGGACTTTCCCATGCGTTACGTTGCACCTCATAAGGCGCAAAGGTCCATGTGTCGGTTTCTGGCTCAGTTGTTGGCGTGCTGACAATTGCATTGTCAATGCTTGAGAAGGTGACCTGCAAGACGCCATAACCGCCGCCTTCTTGGCGCACGTTAACGCGCGAAGCATTCCCCACATAAGCGCTGTTCGTTGAGGCGGTGAGAATGTCGGCATATTGGCCCTTGTAAGTGTAGACCGATTCCCATCCGTTGGTTTCGGTAAAATTGCGCTCAACCTGGACGCTTGAAGGAAGATTCGTTGTGCCCTTGAAATTCATTCGTAGCCTCTTCTTATAGTCTCAAGAGAGTTTGCCATTCTTTTGTTCAAAAGAATAATTTCTTTCTCGCGCGCCATAGTTTCAAGCATTTGGCGTTCATTGTTCATTCGACCGTATACGTTGCCGCCAACCCATCCAGCGGCACTTGTCAAGCCTCCAATCGTTGCGGCGCTTACGGTTTTAAGTGAGGCCATGAAATCGCGATAGGTTCTGTCAGCTTCTGAATACTCACCGATTTGGCTTTGTGAAAGAGGCGGCTTTATCAAGTTAAGGTTATTAAAGAAACCTTTTGAAAAAGCAAAAGCCATTGACTTGCCTGCATCGCCACCAATTTCGTCAAGGTCGCGAATAAGTTGAGCCTTCTGCCCATCGCTCAAATCACCCATCTCTGCAACGCCTTCATTAAACATTTCAAAAAGCTTTTGTGTTGAAACGTTTGCGTAATCGTCAAACTCAAGGCCATATCGCTGCAAGATTCCTTGATAGTTAGCGCTTCCTTCAATTGCCTCAAACCGTTTGTCGCTCAAGTCGTCCATGACATCCCTGAGTGTGTCCACTTCAGTGCCGGCGCGTCTTGCGGCAATCTCAAGGCGCTGAAAGTCATCCGTTGACATTCCGCGCGCAAATGCTTCTCGCTGTATCCTTGCGGCGTCCGCATAAATATCGCGCACGCTGGTGACAATTCGCTCCAAAGCAAGCCCGCCGGCCAGTTGCCCGCCAACACCTCGCGCCGCGTCTTTGGCCCAACCGTTAAAACTGGCGCGCATACGCTTCAAGCCAGCGTTAAAGCTGGTTGTGTCAAAACCGATTTTCCAGTTAAGAAACGCCATTTTGTTCCTTATGCAATTTCATGAGCATTTCCAGCCCTTGAGAAATCTCGCCGTGGATAATTTTTGCACCGCCATTGATTTCATTTAGGCAAATGATGTCCCACATCACTTGACCAAGCGGCGCGTCAAAAAGCTCGCTCGGTGAATAGTTTAATTTTGAAAGCGCAATCGTGCGCATGATTTGCAACGTTGGCGCGCCATACTGTGCGCCGCCTGCTTGGTTGTCTTCCTTGCCCAAAAGCGCCGGCATTTTTTGGCTGGTCAACAAATACTCCATTGCCTCACCAAGCGCTTGGTTGTATTCCTTCGGCAATGGTTTGCGGTCATAATACCATTGACCCACCGGTGACATGAACCACCCTAACCAATTGACAGCGCTTTTGTATGAGCGCGAACAAATGCCAACAAACGCGTGAAACTCTAAGGGCGTCAAAATCTCGACAAGGCTAAGGCGCTCCATCAAGAGCGCGTGGCCGTATGTCAATGGGCGCAACTTAACGCCGGCCACGTAGTGGTGGCCAGGCGCGCAAGTTGATGCCCAAGTGTCAGACATTAGTTTGCAGCGGTATCACTGCCGCCGTGAACAACGTTCAAGTATTCAATTGCTGAGATTGTCCACTCGGCGAAAGCGTTGTTGCTGCGCGTTTTTTCAGCGCTTGTAATCGTGAAGTTTCCAAGGCCATTGGATGTGTGTGCATTGTTATGCTGTGAAACTAGGCCCGAATCAGCGTCAGCTGAATTAACTTCTTCCCAATTGTGATAGCTAACATCTAAGCGCATTCCAGCGGTAAACTGAGCCGCAAACATGCTGTTAGCTTTTGCAATGTTTTCGTCGGTGCCGCTTGGTGTGGATGATGCGATAGCGTTTGCCAATATGATGCCGGTAAGATTTAAAACCTTGCGCTGGTTATAAGTGCAATGGCTCACCACTTCCCCATTGCTGGAAAGCGCTTGATTGTTGTCGGCTTCTAGCGAAAGGCGTACTTCGCTTGCATACATTTCGCCGCTAAATTTGACCACATCGCTGCCGCTTGAATCGTCAACAATGCGCAACGTAACAACTCCTGTCGAGTTGTTGCTGGTAATGTCATTTGTGCCGTATGTGACCGGCGTGCCTCTGTTTAAAAGTGCCATGATATTTGTCTTTCTTTAATTGTTAAAAGTTGCCCAGCGCACACGGCGCCGTGATGGTGATTGTCTCGCGCAAAATGGTGCCCTCGGTATCGCGCTCAATGCCGCTGTGGTCGGTGACGCCAAAAAGATGGAAATCTGTTGCGCTGTTGATGTCCATAATTGCCGGCTCAAAAAGCGCTTCCTCAATAGCGCTTAAAAGCTCATCATGCACTTCCAGCGCATTGGGTTGGCCTTCTTCGTCAATCTCGCTTTGGATGCTGACACTCATGGTGATATCCAGGTTGCCAACGTGCGGCGGGTTTTGCGTGCCGCCAAGATAAGCAACCACAACGCAAGGCATAGCTTTGATGGTGTCACTTGTGCCGGCATAAACTGGCACGCCAACCTTGCCGGCCAAGTATGATTTGAAAGCTGCCTCTGTTTGTTTGCGGTAACTCATAACTTCCTAGATGCAAACCTAGCCGGCGCGTTTTTGTGGTCCATGATTGCCCAGTCTTTTGGAATCTTTCGGCGAATGTATTTTATCATGTCGCGCGTCTCGGCGTTTAAGGCATAACGCAACCCCTTTTTTGCAGCGCTATTTGATGCGCTGTTTTTTGCCGTGTTTTTACCGCTTGCCATTGGACGCAATGCTCCAATGCGGCGCTCTGGTCGGCCTTCGCCTTTAGCTTTTCCTAGTTGATTCCTTCGGCGGCTTTGCCTGACTTGACGCGGCGGCCTAATGTAAAGCCCAAAATCTTCAGCGGCTCCAAGAAATGCGGATGAATAAAACCCAACGCCTTGACTCCTGTAATAGATTGTTCGGTCAACAGCTTTTTTCATTGGCTTCCCCCATAACCCTTTCCTTCCTACTTGGCCCCTTGCGTAATTAACAAGAATGGCACCCACCGGCGCTTTAGGGTTGATTCTGGAAGGTGCAAGCATCTCTCTTTTTATGTCGCGCTTTTTGACTTTTTTGGTCTTGCCTGCTGCTTTTAGTGAGATGTTGAAAGCTCGCTTGTTGACCTCATTTGTAAAACTGCGTCCCGAATACCTGATGTATTCAGAAACCATTTTATTGAAGCGCCGCGTGTCAAAATCAATTGTGACGGTTGGCGGTTTCATTGCTTTTTCATTAACCCAAGCTCAAAGCTTGCGTCATTGGTCAACAGTTGCTGAATCTTGTAGCGCTTGCCGCCCTTGGTCAGCGTGGCGCCCACAATCGGCTTGATGCCTAAGTCGGCCCACTGCTTCCGGTTGGTCGTCAAGGTCAGGTCGTAGCCTTCCAAGATGCCGCCCTCTTCAAGCTCTTTTGTTTCGGTGTTACCGCTTTCTACGCATCGCAACACGTTGCCATGGTAATCAAGCAAACCGCCGGCCAGGCGCTCAATCTCTACCTGTTGCTCGTAAAGCAATCTTGAGCGGTGGTGCCCTTGGTCGATTGTGTCGCTGTCCACCAGATTGCCGTTGTTGGTCTGGAAGGCGTCAATGCGATAGGTGCCGCTACCGTCTGGCACGTTTAGCGATACGGTGGCCGCGTCGGTCCAATCGCTTGAATACACCTGGATTGTGTAAGCATCCGCACCAAATTGCGCACCGTCGGCGGTCACCCTAAAGAGCCGGTAACCGCTGGCGATGTCGTCAAAATTCATCACGCCATCCGTAAACACAACAGCGGCCCAACTTGTGGGCGCTGCGCTTGTGGTTGACTCATACAACCAACCGGCGCGGGTGTTGATGATTCGAGCGTCTGGCATTCAATCAAAAAACCCAGGCGGGAAGGTTGCCCCGCCGCGCCTGGGTTGGGTGTGGTGACCTAACGAACAAACAACGAGCGAATCAGGCGGTTGCCTTTTTCTTGGCGGATTTGGCTTTGGCTTTTGGCAGCGCGAGCGGTAGGTCTGCGCGCTTCCAATAAGGTGGTTTTCTGTAAACGCTCACGCCGGAGTATTTGCCGGACGGGTTTTCGCGTTCTGCAATAAATGCGGCTTTGCATTTGTCAGGGTCGCCCATGGCAATAAGCTCGGGCGAGCCATCAGGCAAAAATCCAACAGTGAATGAAGTTTTAAATATCATGATGATTTATTGGTCGGTGATTCTGATTAAAGCGTTTTGGTTGCCCACACTGCACCCGTAAAGGATGCCAACGGTGAGATACCACTTGCCCTCGGTCGGGCGATAAAATTTTCTTGTTTGGAATGGCAATCCCGTGCGCGGCTCAATGTTGTCGATGACTTCCACATTGCCGTAAGTTGGGCGGCTTACCTGGCGCGCTGCAATGCATAGCGCGCTTGGGTGGCAATAGAAGCCTTGCAGGTTGTCGCCGGTGGGAATGTCTTGGTATTCGGCAACACCAAATCCGTGAATGCTTGAAAGCTCGCCCTCTTGGATTGGTTGCGCTGTCCCGTAGGCGCTGGCGTCAATGATGGCGCCGTCTTTGCTAAGGCTTGCCGTGTAAGACGGGTTGAGCATCACGGTTCTTAATGACCGTGGGCAACCATTGTCTGTCAATGTGCTGCCGGCGTCTGCCAGGTCATCACTGTCGTAATTTGCGGCAGTCCTGACTTGGGAGGCGCTGAAGGCGGTTGGCGTAATAAGGCCCAGCAAATCGTCGGCCATTGCTTTTGCGGTGGCATCAATTGCAGGGCGCAAAAACGTGCGCTCTAAGATGGTTGGGCTCTTGAGCTTTGAAATCTCAAAATCCGTAAACGCCATTGAGAAGCCTTTAAATTTATTAAGAGGAATCTCGATTGCTGTGCTCGTCACATCACTGGCGCTGTAGCCAGTTGACAAGTCTTTAACTGTGACCGAAGAGGGAACGCGGGTCACTGTGCGGTCGCCGCGCTCCCTGACTTCGGTTGAGAAGTTGCGACTCACAAGCGAAAAAGCGAAAAAGTTGGAAGACAGTAAGTCAAGCATTTGCTCGCTTACCGCTTCCAAATAGACGCCGCTTGAGAGTGCGTTTGCCATGTTATTGCCTTACGCGGACTTAATGCGCTTCAATGCGGCACCGTTTCCAACGGCAACACCGTAAAGCACACCCATGGACAAGTAGTGCTTGCCGGCGGTGTTGTCATACCAGGTTCGCAACTGGATAGGCAGGCCGGTGGTGGGGTCTTGGATGTCCGCAACATCAACGCTTCCGTCGGTAGGTGCGGCAGGCTGGCGGGCAGCCAAACACAGAGCGGAAGGATGCAGCGCAATGGCTGCAAGGTTTTCGCTGTTGGTTGGAATGCCGGTGTATTCGTAAAGGTTAAAACCATGCACGCGCTGCGCAGCATTTTCTTGCACGCCGGCTGGGGTGCCGTAGCTAGAAGCATCCTGAACGATGGCATCCTTTTGGATGCTGGCGTAATAGGAAGGTGGCAAAATCAAGGCGCGCTCGCTCTTGGGCACCTTGGAGGTGCTAAGGTCGGCGGCCAAGTCTGCCACTTCGTCCACGTCAAAGTTTGCGGCGGTAATAACCTCATTGGCGCTGTAGTTAGCGTTAAGGACTAGCGCGAGCAAGTCGTCCATTACTGCGTCAAGTGTAACCTCCAGAGCGGGCGCCAAGAACACGCTGGACAACCAATCAAAGTTGCCGGCCTTGGAAACCTCCATGTCTGTGTAAGCAGCACTATGCCCCTTGAATTTGTTCAAGGTCACGGTGACGGCGGTGGACGTAACATCCTGCGCAGTGTAACCGCTGGAAAGGTCCACGGCGGTCATGCTGGAAGGCACGCGGGTGGTTACAGATTCGCCGGCGCCGCTGATGTCGGTTGAGAAATCGCGAGCAAAAGCGCGAAGCGGGTGAAACTGTGTGGATAGATAGTCGAGCGATTGCTCGGCAATTTGGGCAATGTTGATGCCCCCAATTGAATTGGCCATTTTTTAGAGTCTTTCTTTTATGTTTTTAAGGTAGAAAGCGCGGCGCTCTTGGCGGTCCTCGATGGCATTATATTGCTGCCATAAGGTGCCCATAGATGCCTCGGGCTCCGGCTCTTCGGTGGCTTCTTCAACTGGTGCCTCAACGCCAACAGATGCGGCGATTTCAACCGCCTTTTCCGCTGCGCTCTTCTGTTGCTCCTCAAGAAGTAAATTCGTCTCCTCAAGCAATTTGACTTTTTGCTCAAGTGCGTCGATGTCCTCGGCGTGTTGTGCGCCAAGTTTGGCAACCTCGTCGGCGTGGCTGGCTGCCGCGCCTTCAATTTCTGCCTGTAGGTTTTTATTTGCCTCGGTGGCGGCTTCCAATTTGCCGGAAAGGCTGGAGAGCTCGACGTTGGCTTTCACTAAATCTAGAATCGTTTTCATTTGTTTTTGTGGTGTTGGTTAAAGGTTGGTCATGAGCGCGATGACATCTTGGAGGTCGTCAATCACCCCGTCTGCAAGGCCCGCCTCAACGGCCTCAAGCCCCTCGTAAACTTGGCCGGTCATTGAGTCGCCTGGCACGGTGCGCTTGACATTGATGTCGTCTTTAAATCGGTCGTGCCATTTGTTGACGTTGGCTTGCAAGCGCTCGCGCGCTTCGTCGCTCAGTGGCTTAAAATCCGCATAATCAAGCTTGTTTTCGCCGGCAGCGATTGCGTTGACGCGCAGGCCTTGGTTGCGCAAATATTCGCTTTGGTCGAGCAATGCGATGTAAACGCCCACACTGCCAACCTCGGCGCTTTGACTCAGCAACACGTTGTCCGCCTGGCTGGCTATCCAGTAGGCCGCGCTTGCGGCGGTGCCTTCTGTGTAAGCCACAAGCGGCTTTTCAACGGCGCGCATTTTTGCGGCAAGCTCGGGCAAGCCGGTGATGGTGCCGCCAGGTGAGTCGATATGCAGCAAGATGGCGGTGACGTTTGGATTGGCGTCTGCCTCGGCCAGTTGAGTGGCAATGTCGTCGTAGTCGGTCATTCCAAACATCAGCTCCCAATCGGTAAGCATTTTGCCAAGGGGCCCATGGATGTGGATGATGGCAATGCCGTCGACTTCCTCCGGCGTGGGTGGCTCATAAGGGCCGCCGTCTTCGTCCTCCTCGTAGTGATACGCATGCGCGGCCTCCACGAGCGTGGAGTGATATTCTGGGCGAATAGCCCATGGCTCGTTGGCCAACTTATGCGTCAATTTCGCTTTCATTATTAAAAACTGGGTTTGGTGTCCTTTGGCTTAAAAGGTGCAAAGCGGTTTCCATGCTCACGCTGTAGTCGTCGGCCAAGCGCTTGGCGCGCTCTAACAGGTCGCTGGCTTCGCGCTCAACTTGGTCGCGCATGTCTTGCCAATCGTGCCCGCGTTCGCCGGCATCTTCGCGCATGGTGCGAAGGCCCATCTTTATGGCGTCTTGGTTGGCGCGTGCTTCGCGGCCAAGGTCAACAGTGATTTTTTTGGGTGCCTGCCAGTTAACGCGCCACCAATTATCTGATGGCGGCAGGTCGCCGCGCTTAATGCCGCGGGCAATCACCCAGCCCCAAACGCGGTTACAAAATCTGGAAACTAAAAGGTCTTGGCGCTCTTCAAATCGGCGGGCGGCTTTTTCTAAAATGAACCTTGAAGCGGTTCCTTGTTTGGAGGGTTCCACCACGAATTCGTAAGGAACGCCAAGACCTAAAGCCACGTCACGAATCAGATACTCCAGAAAGCCAGCAAAAGCGGGGGATGGTTTATTGCTGGCAAATGACTGAATGCTTTCTCCTATTTTGAGGTGTGGAACCTGACCAGGGGCAAAGGTGCTCCAGGGCACTGTGCCGGTGTCGGCGGCGGCATAACCGTCTTCAATAAGGCTGGTGCCATCATCAGCAATCCCGCCTTGGGTGGTGATTGCCATCCCAATAGCGCTGTTCATCTTTACGCCAACCTTCTCAAATTCGAGAATGTCAACAGCGTCTCGAATGTGGTCGATGGCATGGGTAAGCGCTGACACGCCGCGAAGTTGCGCAACGCGGTCGGGGTCATAGACCAGAATGAAATTGTTTGCGCTTATGGAGCGATAATCATCGCCATCCTTGACCGTGTAAGCAGTGGGCCGGCCTGCTGGCGACACTTTCACGCCGTCATGGCCTTCGCCATAATACTGGGCACCCTCGCTTAGAATGTTGTGAGATTCTACAAGTTGCAGCTGGGGAAACGCATCTTGCCGGCCAACCATCAAGAAGCCAATGTCACCGTCCACGTCCATTCGGATGGACGCAAGGCGTTGCATTTGGCCAAAGTTAAATTGACCATCTACAGAGCAAACTTTGCTCCATTCGGCAAAATAACTTTCATAATCCTTGGAAACATCGCCGGCTTGACTTTGTGGTTTTAATCCAGGACCAAGGGCGTAACGGCTGACATCATTGACCGCGCCGCGCACCATGCCGTTATTGGTGTAAAGCCAGCGCGCAAAGCCCATCAACCGGCGCCTAGCTCCACGGTTTAAGGTGTTGGAAATATCGCTGACAATGTAAGGCAGGCTAGTGCGGAAACGGTTGGACTCGGTACCGCGATAGTGGCTTGTGATGCTGGCGCGCTTCTTGGGCGCGGTCTCAATGGCGATGGGGCGCCCGTTATGGTCAACTAGGTCGCTCATCTGCTAAAACGTGCAAAAGTCATGCGGGCCGGCTTGGTGCCGGTTACAATGCCTTTTTCGATTAAAATGGGGGTTAGTTGTGCGGCAAGCTCGTCGGTAGGCATCACGAGCTCACGCGTGCCGCTTTGGCTGGCGTTGGAAAATGAGACGGAAACAGAGCCGGACAAAATAGCATCCGCAACCCTCTGCTGTAGGGTTGTAAGCCATGAATCTGATTGAAGCCGGAGAAATCCGCTGATGTCACTTGCCATCTATAAATAGGTGGCAATTTGTCGCAAAACTTAGTCAGCGGTCGAAAATAGCTTGGCAATTGAGGCGGCAACAACTTGCATCAATTCGCAATCCCAAGCGTGATTGGCGCGGAATGAAATCCATCGCAATGTGGTGCGGCCATGCTTGTCTAGCACTTCGCGCTTGCGTTCGCTGTCGATTTGTTTCGCATATTCGTCGGCCAAGTCACCCAGGTCGCAAACTTCCCAAGGGTGACTTTTGCCGCTTTTTAGCAGTTGCAAAACATCTTTGGTGGTAGGATTTGACCACCTAAACACCGGCGGCGCTGTGCGGCCTGTGGCGCTCACGCGGGTCGGCTTGCTAAACATCCGGCGCACTGTGTGCCCGTTTATGTTGTGCGCGTAGTCGATAACATCTTCGCCCCTCAAGCCCATCCAACCGTAGCGCCCGCATTCGGTTAAAACTCTTGCACGCTGGTATCCAACATCAAGGAAGGTGCGTTGCGGCGCCACATTGTATTCCTTGCGCATGTTCTCAATGTCATCAAATGAGGTCAGGCGGCGAAAAGATAGCAAGCGGCTGGCGCCTGTTTTGCTCCATGACCGGCAAACCGCCCAAAATTCCTCTAGGTATGCTTGAACGTCGACTGTCAAAAAGCGCGTTGCTTCGTCTTCCCACTCGGCGCCTGGTTCATAGTCTTTGACAACTACCTTTTCAATGTCGACGTGGTTGGTGGCTTTCCATGGCTCGGCCAGTCGCAAGGTCACAAATTCGCGCAGCGGCTGAATGTAGCCGGCGGCGGCGTGTTGCTTGGCTTTAAGAAAATCAACCACCAAACTGGCCCATGGCATGACTGAAGGAGGCAAAACTAATTGCGAAAAACTAAACGAGCGAAGGCGGGGCGTTGGGTTGGGGTTGCTAGCTTTGTAACCGCCGCGACTCATGGCCCTCCAATTGGCCTCGGTGTTTTCGTGGGCATGGTCGCAATGTGGGCACACCATGCGCACCGTTTTGGCGACCTCTTCATAATCCCAAACGCCATTTGGCTTGGTGATGTCGTTGGCGTCCCAGCGCACAACCTCGTAGAATGCCGGCGCAAAGAGCTCGTTGCAGCCTTGGCATTGCAGGTGCCAATGCTCGCAAGTGCCCGCTTGAAAAGCCGCATGAAAGTCGCTGCCTTCTTCTTCTGGTGTGCTGGACAACCAATGTTTGCGGTTCCAATAGCGCGTTGTGCGGGCTCGGGCACGCGCAAGCATACCAGGGCGCCAGGCGCTTACCTCATCGCCAAAAAGCCAGCGAATAGACCAAGACCGCAAAAAGTTGTTGTTGGCGGCGCCAAGCTTCAATGTGCAAGTCGTCAAAAATAACTCGGTGTTGGTCTTGCGGTGGCGGTCGCGTGGGAATTGCTCACGAATGGGTGCGCATGATTCGAGCATGGGCATCAGCCGCTCCTTGCTGTAATCCTTGGCAGCATCCTCGTCCTGCATTACCGCCATGGTTGGCCCTGGGTGGTTGGCTATTGCCCAAGCGGTCGCCACTTGCATCGAGACGGTTTTGCCGGTTTGCGCGGCGCAATTCAAAACCACCTCCTCGGTGCCTGGGTCGGCAAAGGCTGCCAGCGGTTCAATCAACCAAGGCGTTTCACTGGCTCTAAATTGGTTGCCATAAGGCGATTCTCTCAGGCGCACATGCTCCAGCGCCCAATCTGAAATGGTCGCCGTGTCCTTCTTGGCAAAAGCGACCTTGCAGCAATCTTTAATAATTCCCTGCATACTTGCTCAAGGCGTCCCTCACTTTGGTGTTGTATTGGGAAATGATAGGCTGCGCTTCGGTTGGCGTTAGGCCGGCCACCAGCGGCGGCAATTTGGCCTCTTGCTCGTCCAGATGCTTGGCGAATTCTTGGCAAATAGCCATGACGCCGGCGCGCACGTCTTCGCGGTCCAACACCTTGCCGCGCATACCTTCAAGCTCTACGTCCAGCTTCTCAACTTGGCGGCGTATCTTCTCGACTTCGTGCCATTCCTTGGTGCCTGGCAGCGCTTGGTTGCCGGCTTCTTCGGCATTGGCTTCGCGTGCTTTTGTGATGTCTTCAAGCCGGTAAAGGTGCGCACCACGTTCGCCAGTCTTTGCGACCGGCACGCGCACCAGAAAGTTGCGC